AAGTTGTCCAGCAACTTCATATGCTCTAGGCATTTCACTTTCCTGGGCCAATTCAAGAATACCATTAATAGCTTCTTGTCCCTTTTCTATTAGTGAATATAAATTTCCCCTAGTATATTCATAGTCTTTTCTAATATCTTCTGCAGTTGACTCAAATTTTTCTATTTTTTCCTCAATAGGTTGCTTCTCCATAGAAACTACTTCACTATCAATATTAAAAGTATCATTTAATCCATCAAAATTCTTACTCATTTTCATAATATAGAACCATTAAATCCAAAATCATCACCCTCTTCAACAAGTGAGTTATCCGTAGAAGTAATTGATTTAACTTCAGACCCTAAAAGATGTGAGGTAATATTGGTATTATCTCTTCCTCTATCTACTGTTAATATATTTCCTGATTTAGATTTGACAAAAACTTCTTCACCTTCAATATCTAAGTAAGTGTTGATAGAAATAGAAGATGCGTCATTAACTGTAATTGAAGTATCAGATATTGAAATATCTTGAGTAAGATTTGTTAATACTATACCCGTATAATTTTTGATTGCTCTTGGTTCTGTCGAGTAAATAACCTCTCTTACTGGAGGAGTGACAGAATCCCCCGCAATATATCCAATAGTAGTCTTTTTGATAATATCTTTTGTTGCACTAGAGACTGGTCCAAACAAATATGTTTTTGCAGTAAATCTTAAAGTGTATATAAGGACTCGTCTTGTTGTAAAGTCTCCTTCATAGTCATCTTGCATTGTTATATTTTCAAGAATCACAGGAATGTCTCTTTTTTCATTAATAATATCCACCATTTCAACAGTCATTGTATATGCTGGTTGAAAATAAGGAAGAATTTGCTCAACTATTTGAAGAGCATCGTCATTTAATTTAGACATTATACTCAGTTCAAACTGCATGTTATATGGTACTGGAAGATATGTCTTTTTTATCTCTTTACCATCTTCTACAGATTTTGCAGTAAATGATTGAGTTGTTGTTGCTTTTCTTGAGGAATCGTAAGTTAAACCTGTAAATTCAAATGACATTCTAGGCAATGTTATCTGAACTGGTTTATTCAAATCTGATGATTGTTGAAGTCTTGCTAGAAATTTTTGTGTAGGTCCATATGCTAATGGAACTTTAATAACACTTGTTATATCTTCTGAATTATTTTTATGCTTAATAACAATGTTATTGAATAAAGATCCAAAAGAAACTACAGTTCTTCTTAAAATTTCGTAATAAAAATACTCAAACATTTTAGTAACTTATAATACTACTATTTAATTAAATTAATAACTAATATTTATGCAAATTTATGGCATTCCAAACGGATTAATTTCACTAAAATCTATAATTTGATCCGCTTCATCCTCAATTTCATCATTTGCAGAATAACCATCTTTAACAGTGTATGTGTCAATAAAACGTAAATAATGAGATGCGCTAGAAGAACTTCCTACAATATTTTCTCCCGGAATAAACTGACCATTAACTTTAGAAACCTCAAGAATATTGGTGATTGAATTCCAAGATCTAACTCTTGCAGTAACTCCACTTTGAGATCCTGTGACTATTTCATTAAATACAAAACTTCCGGTAGAATTTAAAGCGGGATTTCCAATAGTTATTGATGGTGTCTGTGTATATCCAAGACCCGCATTTGTAATATAAATTGCAGTAATAGTCCCTGCTGCAGATACAACAGCAGTTGCGGCAGCAGATACCGTGGAAATTCCTGTAAATGTAATTGATGGAGAATTTATATATCCAGATCCTCCATTAGTTACTGTAATAATACCAACAATTCCATCTCCAAGAGTCGCCGTTGCAGTCGCTCCTTTTCCACCACCATCGTAAATTCTTACTCCCGGAGTAGATGTGTATCCATATCCAGAATTTACTACTCGAACATATTGAACAGACTTAGCAACTGGATTTGTGTTATCATTACATACGACTATTCCGCTAATCATTTGGGCAATCGCAGTCGCTGTTTTACCACCAAATGGAGCAGAGGAAATACCAACACTAGGAACACTTGTGTATCCTCCACCACGATTTGTTACAGTAATAAATCTTACTCCACCGTTTACAATATTGGAAATTGCAGTTGCCGTAATTCCAACTCCAACCATTGTAAGTTTTTGTATATTTCCGACGGGAGATAATCCATCTATACTTCCACTTATGTTATCATCAATTTCTTCAACACTAGTATCAATAATTTCATCTTCATATCTAAAGAGTTCGCATCTTAATTCGTAAGTATATAATCCCTGAAGTTGATAAAAAGGTTTTTCGTGCTCTACGTACTTAATTTCAAATAAACGATCACCTAAGGGAAAATAAATTAAATCACCTTCTTTTGGTCTAGATGATAATTTAATGTTTGGTTGATTTTGAATTAATGGTGAAATATAATTGCTAAAACGTTCTCTTGAAATTGTTAATGTTATTTCATTAAGTGCTTGTATTCCAAATTTTGATAAAATTGTTGGATTATCGGAATAACCTTCATAAGTATTTACATATGCTTCAATCGGATAAGCACTATCAAAGGCAGATTCTATGACTTCTCTTATTACTTTTTTTTCCGTAATGTATTTTCTAGGTAAGTAATGAATTTCAACACCATACATCCTCAATTGTTCATTGATTAAATCTTGTATTAAATTTTGTTCTGGTTTTGACCCGTTTAAGAAGAATGGATTTAACATATGTTTTAACCAATCATATCTAGGGGCGGAAGTTCATAAGTATTTGACATTTTTTCCATTAAAATATCAATTTCTTTTTGTGCATCATCGTATAATTGTCTTCCATTAAACTCCACTCCTCCAGGTAATTTAACTCCAGTAAATTTAATTAAATTTTGTCCCCACTGTCTTTTTATCAGTGCAGTTAAGTAAGGTTTTAAAAATGAATCGTTCCAAACTTTTGAATAATCATTTGGATCTAACGTTGAATAACAGTCAATAATAAAATATTGATTTGTCGTAACTGATCCCCAATCAACGTCAAGATAAAGTCTATCTTGTCTTTTATTAAAACGTATCTGTTTTTGTGTATTGAGTAAAAAATCTAAATCTTCAAGATATGTTTTAACCATAGCATAACTCAACAGTTCAGTAGTTCCCCAGTAGTAAACATCATTTAAAAATAACTGATATTTAACGCTAAACATGTTATGAGTAATAGTATTAGCGCCATCAAAAGTAAAAATTTTATTTACTCCAATAACATTTGGGGGAACCTGTAAATAATTACTATTTTCATAGTATGAAAATGTAGTTGCAGTTCCTACTATATTTGTAGACACCGTTGTAGTAGCTATTCCTGGTGAACCATCTAGATTTGGTTTTGCTCTTCCTCTATCTATATCTTCTTGAGTTACTTTATACTTATAAAAAGTTGGGTAGACCCCATCAAAATGTCTTTCTTGAAAAAATTGAACAGCATCATCTACTAAATCTTCAATTTGTTCGTCGGCAACATTAATTTCTAAAACTGGATATCCCAATTTTCTTTTACAATAATCAATAAGTTCTTGTCTAGTAGATGGTTGTGCCATTATAGTTTTGATAAAACTTCTTGTTGTTTAAGATAAAGCTTTAGGTAAGATTTTGCGTAGTTTCGCAAAATATCAAAATCTTCTATACTATCTATATCTCTAGCAAGTTTTTCATATTCAAATGATTTATTCAAATCATCTAAGGTAATTTTATTTGGATCCATTTGATAAATTCCTTAATAAGTTTTTAATTTCATCCAAGTCATTTTTGATATCGTTCATATCATTTTCTAAATTATCAATTCTCTTTTTTTCATTATCTTTCATTTGTTTTATTTTTATATAGTTATTATAGTCATTCATACTAGTATTTAAAATAGCACTTGTTTTTGCATCTCTTATTAAATTTGGGTGACCTTCAACTTTTAAATATTTCATATCAAGCAAGTGCAATAACTCTAAAGTCTTTTACCCTTGGTGGAAAAGCTTGGTTTGTTCCTGATCCAATTAATTTAATACTGAAATATTTAAAGGGTGGAAGACTAGGCACAGTAAATTCATAATCTTTAAATACCAAATCACTGGAAATATATCCAATAGAATCGGTTTTAATCATTTTTTTATCTGAGGTTCCATCACTAAGTGATTCTGAAATAACAACTCCTTCATTCGTTAGATTTGAGTACCCAGGAAATGGATAATAAATTGTTTTTTCGTTAAGATTATTCTTAATAGAATATAATGCTCTCAAATCACTAAAAACATTGACATAAGCAGATACAATTACCTTTAAAGAAGTTGCAGGAATTTCTAATTGAATAATATTTGTTGCATACACAAAGGATGATGGATCTTCTGTTAAATTACTAACTCTATTATCTTCAGCATAATCCTGAATAGGACTATTGATTCTATTACTAGTAAATATCATAGAAACCCTATCCAAATCCACAACTGGTGACAAATAAGAATCTGAAGTTTCTAAAAATAAATCTATAGACATAGATTTATTTCCAGGAAGAGTAGTTAATCTCTCCGTCTCATTAATTTTTGAACAAATTAATCTTGGCGAATCAAAATAATTATTTTTGCTCAATTCAATATCAACAAATCCTTTATCCTCAAAAGAATTTTCTGTTCCATCAACACTAGTTCCGGAAATAGTTCTCATTCTTGAAGTTATGTTAGTTCCATTTAATATTGTAGTTTGTATATTTGGATTTGCAATTTCATATTGAATATTTTGAGTGGCATTTATAAAAGACCCACCAGTTGATTTTGTTTCATTTGAATAAAGTTTAGGAAAATTTGTTCCAATACTTCTATCGACTTGTCCATATGGAAGAGAACTTGTCTTTCCATCTTGTGAAGTATCTATTTTAATAGTATAATAATCAAAATCAATAGGATCTGAAACTTCAGCATCCTGAAGAGTATGTGTAGTATTAATCCTCCTCAAAGATATTCCATTTAATTCGTATTTGTAGATTGAAGTATTTTGAGTGTAAGAAGCAGATAATGTTTGATCAATTCCTCTAGTTATTCCAGTTAAAGAGTTGGAAGTAACTCCATCATAGGATATAATTTCATTTCCAATTAAAATATATCCTGGATTTGTAGTTCCAACTCCAACATTTTCAAATGTAGAGAAATTTGTTGTACTATCAACTAAAATGCTTGCAGTAGAAGTTCTATCATAATTAGATGTTAATTTTATCGGTGGCACATCACTTAAAACATTAGATATTCTTACAATGTTTTCTCCAGCGTGCATTCCATGATTTCTATGATTTACTTTTATATGCAATCCATCAGTTTCTGTTTGAATACCATCGGCAGGTATAAAAACATTTCCGCCAACAGATTGATTTAAATTAGTAGTTATACCAGAATTATTAACATATTGTATTGTTTTTCCTACTCCTGTTGCAAAATCTCCCTGTACGTTATCAAGTATTAACTCATTTATTCCACTTAAATTAGAAACAGAAAGTTGTAAATTTCTACCAAGAGTTTCTGATCCAATTTGAGATGCTGTTAAAACATCACCAATAACATATCCAGTTCCTCCATTTAATATAGTTGCTCCAATCGCAACTCCATTTGAGATCGTAATATCTGCCGTTGCGTTTCTACCATTTCCTGTAATATTAGTTAATGTAATATTTGAATATGTGGCATTTCCGGTATAACCAATTCCAGAGTTTATAATATTTAAAGTTCCTGTCGCAATTCCAGCAGATGCAACATAATTTCCAGTTGCATTACTTCCTACTTGTAAAATTGTATTTCCTAAAGTAAGATTTGTGTCTTGCACTGTAGTCCCTAATCCCACTCTTATTCTTTTCGATGAAAACTCAAGTGGATTTGAAACTAGTGTTGCTATTTGTTTGTTTCCTAAACCTAATTCTGGGTTATAAAAACTAAAGTTTCCTTCGGTTTGTGTAAAATTTGCTCTATACAAGGTAAATTTTAAGTCTTCATATGGACTTTCATTCCAAGTTGAAGCATTTTGTGATTTAAAAAGACCTCCAGAAACTGGTTGCTTAGTCACAAAAATCTGTCTAGATTCTGGTCCTGACAAAGTTGTAACATCAACTTCACCAAGTCTAGAAACCCAAACATTATAATTTTGTGACTGAGAGAGTATTACAAGCGCATGAAATCTTTGTCCAAGCAAATATATTGGAGATGGAAAAGTAATTCTTGTTGGAACTGAAGCATCATTAAATGCCTTAATATCTTTTGGATCTATTACAACTTCACTAAATGGATAAACTTTTTGTGTAGGAAGACCAAGTTCCATTGGTCTAAGTTGAATAGTTACTGGTAAAGTTTCATCCTTTGATAAAAAATATAAATCAACAGAGGTAATAAAAGCTCCTTTTGGATTTTCAATATAAAATGATTGTGCTAATGGATCTATAACATTCATTTGACTATTCTTTATTATTCTTTATTTATTT